GGGCAAGCGAGCGTGGCACTGGTTGACGATGCCACACGACGGGCAACGTGGAGTCAGCTTCGCGTTTCTATGCGATGCGATGAACGTGGACATTGAACACGCACAGGACAAGCTAATTGACGGGGTGCCGGGGCGAGTGATTGACGTTTTGGAGCGGCAGATAGTTTTGCGAGTTCGGAAGAAACAATCTCCAAGGAAGGAAAAACATGCTGGTGCTAACAAGACAAAAGGACGAGGCAATCCGGATCGGCGACGTAAAGGTGATTGTCGTCGCGATCAGGGGCGACCGGGTGCGGCTGGCGATTGAAGCCCCGCTCGATGTGCCGGTTCATCGGGAAGAGGTTTGGGCTGCGATTCAGAAGGAAGGCGAGCAGACGTAAGCACGGCTAAGTACGGCAACGCCAGTTTTGGCGAGTCGCGGCGGTTCATTTCAAGGCGAGGAGTTTTTCAGATGAGTACGGTTTACAGCAGGTTTGACACGTCGGAGGTGCTGCCCTGCGGTGCTGACAAGATTGAGCGGTACAAGTGGAAGTCCACCGGGTCGAAGGGTGTGTTGCAGTGGGTTGACAAGCGCAAGCTGAACACTGACTACGACCACTATCAACGGGACGTTAAGGGGACCGCCGATTCGATCTGCAAGCATCTTGACTGGATGGGCCTTGGATGCCTAAGTGTGGCACGGCGTCCAGATGGCTCGATGTGGGTGATTGACGGTAATAATCGCCTGCACGGATGCCTGCGGCGAAGCGACGTTCAAGAGGTGCCGTGCATTGTTTTTGATGTTGCCGACATAGCCGAAGAGGCTCAAGGTTTTCTTGCTGCGAACAAGCATCGCAAGCCGGTTACGGCGCTTGAGACATTTCGCGCTATGGAGACAACTGGCAGCGCGGATCACGCGATGATTGTCCGGTTGTTGGCAGAGTTCGGCCTGCGGGTCGCCGACTGCAGCGACGACGCTCGCTTCGTCAAGTGCGTTTCGGAGTGCTTAAAGGTTGTGAAAACATATAAGACGGAGGAGCAGGTCCGGTATGTTTTTGAGTGCGTTCACGCTTTGACTCACGAAAAGGCGCGATGGCAGAGCAAGCACGTTGCGGGTGCTTCGTGGCTGCACTCACGGATCGGGTTGCCATATGGCGTAGGAACAAGAGAGTTTATTGAGCAGTGCCGCTCCGCAAGCATTGACCGCTTCAATAAGGCGCTTGCGATGAACTCTATTGACAATCCGGCGGCGCACGCAGGCAAGGCGATTCTCTACGCTGTGAATTACAACAGGAGAAAGAACATTTTTGGCGCGCACCTTCTCGGCATCCAGTAGAAGGGCGACGGCCATGCGAACGCTTGAATTTACCCTCGATGACGGCGAATGGGCCTATCGCGGGGTCGCTCACTACTCGGTCCGCAAAGGCGACAAGGGCGACAACGACACGCCTGCTGTTGGTGATGCCGTCGATACCGTCCACGTGGCCTGCCTCGATGCCTACGGGGTCGTGGGTGGCGAGCGGATCGAATGGCACGACACGACGGAGCCGCCCGAGTGCGAAGGGCATTGGAAGCGGAAGTTGATGCGGAGCCGCCTGCTGATGGAGCGGCTTGAGGAGTGGTGCCAGGAAGACCTACTCAAAGGAGATAACTGAAGTGCAATCCATTTTTGATTTGATGTACGACCCGGCCAAGCGGCAGCGAAAGCGCCGCCTGATGATCTACGGGCAAGACGGGATCGGCAAATCGACGTTTGCCGCACAGGCTCCGAAGCCTCTGTTTATCCAGACCGAGCTTGGCCTGTCGGACATCAAGGGCGTGAAGGCATTGCCACGCTGCCGCACGTTCCTGGAGTTTGCCAGCTACATCAAGCAGATACTCGACGCGGAGTCGGTGCCGTTTGAAACGCTGGTGATTGACTCAATGACCGGGCTGGAAACGCTTGTCAAGCAGCAAGCCGTGGCGGACTACAACGCCGAGAACAATAAGAGCGTGGACGCCTACGAGGCGATCCCGTACGGCGGCGGGCCACTGTGGGCGCTCAAGACGTGGAAGCTGATTCTCGACCGGCTGGAAGAGATCAACGTCGCGAAGGATGTGTGGATTGTCCTGGTCGGGCATGTGATGGTCGAGCAGTTCAAAAACCCCTCGGGCGACAACTACGACCGCTACGTTCCGAAGCTGGAGAAGACGGCCTCGGCTGCGGTCCGCGAGTGGTGCGAGGAGTATTTTTTTGCCACGCAGGTCGTGCATACGACGACGGACGGCAAAGGTTTTCAGGAACGAAAGAAGGCGGTCGGGAGCGGCGACCGCGTGCTAAAGACGGCGGGGGCGGCTGCGTTTCTTGCGAAGCGCAGAATCCAGATGCCCGACACGATTCCGCTTAGCTGGTCGGCGTACATGGAGTACGTCGAGGCGAACAACGAGGAACGCGGCACTGCCGCACTGGATGAGGAGTAGGAACGCGATGGGGAATCTTTCAGGGATCACCGACAACGGCTGGGACGCCGACGCGGAAGCGAAAAAAGGTAGCTTCGACACGCTGCCCGCCGGGGACTATGTCGTGTTGATCGCGAGTAGCGAGATCAAGCCAACGAAGGCCGGGGACGGGAAATACGCCAAGCTCGAATATCAGGTCGTCGAGGGCGAGTACACGGGCCGGAAGTTGTGGGAAAACCTCAACCTGTGGAATAAGAATTCCACGGCGGTCAGCATCGCCCGCGCCTCGCTGGCGATGATCCAAAAGGCGTGCCGCCTGCCAAAGATGGGCGACACGACCGAGGCCCACGGCATTCCGTTCGTGATCAAGGTCCATGTTCGCCGGAACAAAGAGACCGGCGAGGACGAGAACCAGATCAAGGCGTACCACCCGCGAGGCGCGAACATGGCCCCGGTTAATAAGCCTGCGGGGGCGTCGTCGAATCCGTTGAAGTAGTCGATACCGGGGGTGCGCGGGCCGCGCGACGGAGGGACACGTCGCCCGCTGGGTTCGATTCCCGGCCCCGGATTTGTTTCACAGAAAGGAAACCACATGCCGCAGCTATACCAGCTAACCGAAGACCTGTTGCAGCTTTACGAATCGCTGTCCACCGACGAGGACGGAGCGATTGACGAGGAACTCGCCCGACGCCTCGGCGAACTGTCGGAGCATCGCGAAGACTCGCTTGTGTGGTTGGCCAAGATTGCGAAGTCTCTGGAGTCAGACGCGGATGCGTACGCAACGCACCTTGACTACCTGAGACGGCGACAACGGCAGGTCAGCGACCGATTCGAGCGGCTTCGGAAATACATCCTCGAAAATATGGAACGCCTTGGCGAAGCCAAGATCGTGCGCGACGGGATCACGATCCGCGTGCAGCGCAATTCGCAGCCGACCGTGTGCGTTCCGTTCGTGGACAAGCTGCCGGAAGACTTTATCCGGTATCGCGACCCAGAGCCGGACAAAGAGAAAATCTTGCGGGAGTACAAGGCGGGCCGCGAGGTTGAGGGGGCGGAAGTGATCGTCGGGAACCATTTGAGGATTGTTTAGATGCATCGAGATCAGGCGCGTTTCGTTGCTCCGTTTCTGTCGGCGTATGCAGACGGGGCTACCGTTCAGTACCGAAAGGGTCCGCTTCACGAGTGGGAAGACGCGGCATTTGCGGTCCCCGTTGGGGAGTACAGAATCAAGCCAGTTGAAGTGCGAAACATCCAATGGGCGGCTGGAAAACTTGCGTCCGGGAAAGCTGTTCGCAGGCACAAATGGAACAGCCTTGTTCGAGTCAAGAGCGACATGGTGTTCGTGACCGCAGCAGGTGCTTTGCCGTGGCGCCCCCTTCCGGATGACCTGCTGGCGGAAGATTGGGAGTTGTTCGAGCAATAATCATGGAACTCCGCTACTACCAGACCGACGCCGTGCAAGCCGTCATCCGGCACCTGCACGACTACGAAAACAATCCCTGCGTCGAAATCCCAACGGGCGGCGGCAAAACGCCCGTGATCGCCACGCTGGCTAAGTACGCCGTTGAACAGTGGGACGCTCGTGTCGTGATCGTGTCGCACGTCAAGGAACTGCTGGAACAGTCCGTTGACAAGCTCAAGGCCGTGGCCCCTGGTCTCGACGTTGGCGTTTACTCGGCGGGGCTGGGACGCCGCGACAAAAAACAGTCCGTCATCGTCGCGGGCATCCAAAGCGTACACCGCAAGGCGTTCGAGCTTGGACCGTTCCACTTGGTGATTGTGGACGAGGCCCACTTAATCCCGCCTGCCGGGGACGGGATGTACCAGTCGTTTATTCGTGACCTGAAAATCATGGCTCCGAAGATGCGGGTCGTCGGGCTGACCGCCACGCCGTACCGCATGACGACGGGCTTAATCTGCCACCCGGAAAACATCCTTAACCAGATTTGTTATCAGGTCAGTGTGAAAACGCTGATCAATCAGGGCTACCTGTGCAAACTCCGCAGCAAGCGCGGCATGCGGGTTGACCTGTCGAACGTACATATCCGAGGCGGTGAATTCATCGAGTCGGAAATGCAAGCGGCGATGATGGATGTTGTTCGCCCTGCCGTCGAGGAACTGCTCAAGCTGATCGACGGGCGGAAATCTATCCTGGTGTTCTGTGCCGGGGTCGAGCATGCCGAAACGGTAATTGGCCTGATCCGCGAGGCCGGGCACGTTGCCGAGTTAATCACCGGCGAGACGCCTGCCGGGTTGAGGGCCGCGCATATCGACGACTTTAAAGCGGGTCGCCTGCGATTCCTGGTCAACGTGATGGTGCTAACAACCGGCTTCGACGCGCCGAACGTCGATTGTGTGGCGATCATGCGTGCTACACTATCGCCCGGCTTGTTCTACCAGATGGTCGGGCGAGGGTTCCGGCTGAGTCCCGACAAGGAAGATTGCCTCGTGTTGGACTTCGGCACGAACCTGGACCGGCACGGGCCAGTTGACCAGATCGAGGCGGGCGAAGCCCGACGACCGGGCGAGGCTGGACAAGCGGTGATTAAGACCTGCCCGAACTGCGAGTGCGAGGTATACGCAGCGCTCAAGTTCTGCCCGACGTGCGGACACCAGTTCTTTACCGACGCAGTACGGCACGACCCGAATGCAACCGACGCTGCGGTTTTGTCGAGCGAGATCGAGACGGAAACCGTGGACGTTCGCGATACGTTCTTCGCGAAGCACTACAAACGCAACGACCCCGAGGCCCCGCCGACGCTGCGGGTCGATTACCAGATCGGCAACGTGGTCACAATCAGCGAATGGGTCTGTATCGAGCACGACGGCTTTGCGCAGACAAAGGCCCGCCTCTGGTGGCGGAAGCATTCGCAGGAACCGTTCCCGGATAGCGTCGATGAGGCGGTGAGGCTGGGGCAAGAGGGTTTTATCGGATCACCAAAGCAACTGAGGACGCGGACGCCACAAGGTAAGCGGTGGCCGGAGATCGTCGAGCAGATAGATATTCAGATGCCAGAGTCGTCGGCGAGCCTGATTGCAGACGACGACACGGAGGTTCCGTTTTAATGAGTGCCAAGCATGACGCCGCAACACGACTCGCAGAGATCGGCTATCGGGTGTTCCCGTGTGCCACGGCAGGCAAGATGCCAGCGACCCCGCATGGATGCCTCGATGCGTCCAGCGACCCCGACCAGATTGACCAGTGGTGGGAAGCCAACCCGGATTACAACGTCGGGCTTTCAACAGACACGCTGGTTGTCATTGACATCGACGTAGCCAAAGACGGGTCGCCGAATGAATGGCTGAAGACGCTGAGCGAAGAACAGGTTGACGAACTGGCAAAGGCCCCGTGTGCGATTACGCCGCGAGGCGGGCAGCATCTGGTGTTTCGCCAGGAGGCCGGGCTGCGCAACACGACATCGGCAATCAGGGATCGAGTCGATACGCGGGCCGATGGCGGCTACATCCTCGTCGCGCCGTCCAGAACCGAGAACGGCGGCTACCAGTGGGTTCCGGGTCGCGAACTGGACTGCGGGCGGGACCAGTTGCCCGAGGTGCCGCAGTGGTTGCTCGACGCACTGGAAGCAAAGCGGGCGGCGGTCAAGACGCTGGCCGAGTCGGTGGCCGATGGCGGGGACATGATCCCAGAGGGCCAGCGGAATCACACGCTCGCCTCGCTGGGCGGGTCGCTGCGGCGAATGGGGCTGTCTCAAGCCGCCGTCGAGGCGTCGCTACTCGCCACGAATCAAGAGCGGTGCGCGATCCCGCTGCCCGACGACGAAGTGCGGCAGATCGCGAAAAGCGTGTCGCGGTACGAACCAGACCAGATCGCGCAGGCCGTGGCCGAGGACACAGCCTCAACTGTGTTCGAGCAGACGCCGGAAGTGGTGGTTGACGAGGCCCCGTACGACCCGGTTCCTGATCCGGGGAAGTTTCCGGGCCATCTGGTGGACGTGCCGGGGCTGATGGGCGAGTTGATCGCCCACAATCTCGCGACAGCCCACAAGCGACAGCCGGAACTCGCCCTTGCCGGGGCTATCGCGTTGATGGCGACCCTCACAGGCCGGACGGTATCCGACGAGATGGGGGGGCGGGCGAATCTGTACCTGATCGGGCTGTGCGATAGCGGCGGGGGGAAGAATCACGCCCGCAAGCTCAACAAGGAAGTGCTGGCAATGGCTGGCTTGGATAAGCGGATCGGGTCGGAAAAGATCAGCAGCGAGCAGGGCATTCATTCCGCGTTGGCAGCGTGCCCGGTTCAGTTGATGCAGATCGACGAGTTTGGCGGCTGGCTGGAGATGGCCAGCGATATCCGTAGCGGGCAGTTTCTACGGCAGGCAATGGATTGCCTGATGATCATGTACGGCGAGGCCAATTCGATTGTCCGGGGCGGTGCTGTGTCGGACCTGTCGCGGGTCAAGACGATCAACCAGCCGCACCTGGTGGTTTACGGCACCAGCGTACCGCACCGAGTGTGGGACGCGCTGACGGAGCGCAACACAAACGACGGGCTGTTGTCGCGGATGATCTTGATCGAGGCGACGGACGACGACCCGGAAGAACAGCACGCCGTCACCGTGGACGTGCCCGAAAGTATTGTCGAGCAGGCGAAATGGTGGGGCAACTACCAGCCCGGCGGAAACCTCGGCGACAACGGCTGGGCGAAGCCTCGGCGGCTTGTCACGACGACCGACGCTATGGGCCTATATGACCAGTTGAAGGCGGAAATCTCTGCCGACATCGCGCGATGGCCTCACACGAAGGGTGTTTTTAACCGGATCGGCGAGAACACGCGAAAGCTGGCTTTGCTCTACACGCTGTCGGCAGACCGGGACGCAGACGAGATCGGAGTCTGTGCGGCCTCGTGGGCGTGCCAGATGACGCTACACAGCTATCGCAGGTTGGCCCACATGGCAGACCTGCGAATCAGCCGGAACCCGTACGAGCGGCTCTATAAGCGCGTGCTACGAGTGATCCGAGACGCGGACGGCTGGACCTGTACAAAGACGAAGCTGCTACGGACGTTCACCGACACAAAGGCGTACGACCTGACAGAGATGCTAGCCCGAATGGTCGAAGCGGGGGTGATCACCGCCCAGAGAGTGGCGACCAAGACCAAGACCGCAATTGCCTACAGGGTCAATGAACAAGACCACACAGTCTGAACTTTATGAATTATCTCAGAGAATAATTCATAAGATCGTGCATGTGCCCTATACACCCCTCGGGGAACATGGGCACCAGATGGGAGAAGTGGGGGGGACTGGGCAAGGCGAGGCCCTGTCTGAACAAAGAAGAAGTATACATATAGTATATATATTATATGAATTATTCCAAAAGAGAGAGAAGAGGCTCTTCAATGCCCACCGCGTTCGACATCAACGGACTTCGATGCGTTGATATGACGATTGGCCAAAAGCTGGTCGTCGAGACGGAGTCTGGCCCGGTCGAGTGGAGACGGCTGAACCGGGTCAACCTGGCTTGGGCTGAGAAGCGTTTGCTAGCGGCGATGGGTGAAAGGTCGTCCGACTGGACGGAATCGCGGGAGCGGGCGTCTGTGTGCTTCCTGTGGCATCTGGCCAGCGTTCTGGATGGCCAGCAGGTCGGCGATAGGTTTCGGGCGTTCGGCCTGCCGGATGGCGACAACGTCGAGGCGTTTTGGAGCGAGTGGAAAGATAGGAAGTCTGGGGCCGACGAAGACATTCCGTTTTAGGGGGAGATCATGGTAGTTGATGCGGCTTACAGCATCGGCGAGGAGACGCAGGTGTATTGGGATCGCAGTACCGAATACGTGTTTATTGACGGCAGCAGAGTGGTCAGGGAAGCCGAGATCGACGACCTGATCGAAGCCCTACAACGCATCAAGGCCGATCTGGCCCGAGCGAAAGGCGGTGCGTCGTGACGGAGATTCAGGCTGCAATAGAAGAATCTGCGGTCATGATCGCCAAGCAGTCGCAAGAGATCGCCCTGCTAAAAGGCGCAATCTCCGCACAGGACGAGCGGGAGCAAAAGGCTGGTGAGCGATGCGGAGTGCCGTACGAGCAGTACGGCTGCGACTGGCCGGATTGGATGGCCGAGAAGGTTCTGTGGCAGGCGGCTCGCATCGCCCAGCTTGAGGTGTTGGGGCCGCTCATTCGTGTGTACGGAGATACCTGCAACACGTACGGGCAGGCGATCCAGTCCTGCGGGTCAAGCGAGCAGCAAGATTACCGGCAGACGCGAGACGCAGCCCTAGAACAAATCGACGCCATCCTGAAAGGCGGTGCGTGAATGGTGCGGCGAGCCAAGATTCGACTGCCGGCGTTCCCGAGATATGCGAGCGGGGCCAACACGCCAGCAACACCAGCAAGGGCACGCAACACGCGGAAGCCGGGCGAGATGAATGGACTGGAGACGCAGTACGCGCATTTCCTCGAAAAGGAGCGACTTGAGGGAAGGGTTCATGCGTGGCGGTTCGAGCCTGTGGGACTGAGGCTGGCCGAGGGGTGTACCTACAATCCGGATTTTCTCGTGATCCTGCCGGACGGAGCGGTCGAGATTCACGAGACGAAGGGGCGATGGGAGGACGATGCGCTGGTGAAAATTAAGGTGGCGGCTGAAATGTTCCCGTGGTTTGTTTTCAGGGCGTTTCAGTGGGTGAAGGGTGCGTGGGTGGTGCGAGAGTTCAAACCGAGATAGGGGGCGAAAATGGCTGAGTGGCAGAAGATCGGCGGAATTGAAGTGTGTGTGGGGGGCGATGGGGTTGTCGGGATACTCTGGGCAGGTGGTTCACTTTCCCGTGTTGCTCCGGACGGAAAGCCGGTGGCAGGTTTCGAGGCGTTCCTAACTCGGGGCGACGCGAAGGTTCACTTCGAGCGACTGCACTGCCAGCAGCTCCACGAGATCGAGGAATGCGCCGACGGCTCGGTGATCGTGCGTTCGGTCGAGAAGATCGACGGCAAGATGGCGAGGGCGGCGATTGTGCGAGCTTTCGGAAGCTACTGGTGGGCGGATTATATCGGCGGCGCGAACGGCCCGTCGTCAAAAGACGAAGCAATCGCCGCCGCTGTGGCCTATGTGTCCACCCGGTAATTACCGCAAATGTGACCATGTTCCCGAAGCAGATTTCGGGGACATCCGAGAGAGAAAGCAGGTGCAAGTGAGTGATGTAACCGCCGTGCGATTTGGCGTGATCGCCAAGTTATCGGACGGCACCGTGCGGCAGGTGCTTCTCGACCAGGAGCAATACGACGGCGTGGCTAATGCGATTTACCTGTTTGGTGGATCGCCCCTGAAGGTTCACGCCGAGGTTTTGCCGCTGACAATCGAGAGTGCTCAGAAAGGTGGTGGGGAATGAGTGAGTTTTACTGGCCGAGTCGCGACAACCTCGGCGTTTACGATCTGGTTCACGATTCCGGGGCGACTTGGAAGCAAGCGCTCTGGACTGGCGACGTGTGGGTAACAAAAGGAAACACTGCTCCGCCAATCGACCAGTGGGAAGCAATTGCCATCGGCTACCTCGGCGTCCGCCGCGAGCCTGCGGCACCCACACCAACGCAAAAGACCCTGCCGCCCGACCCCGACGACGGCAACGCGATGGTCGCACAGCAGGCTCTCGACGAGTGGCGAGCGTGCAAGCAGCAGCCGAAGGCGGCAGACTGGGCGTATTGGTGGGCGGTGGATTTGTGCGAAAGGCTGGGGGCGAGATGAAATACAAAAACCAATGGATCGTCTTCAGCCCCACCGGCACAATCGTGGGCGAGTCGCACATCAGCGAACAGGCGGCGTGGTATGACGCCGAGGACAAGACTGGAGATCGCCGCGACGAACTGCGGCTGATTGGCTACCGCTGCAAGACCGAGGAGTCGAGCGAATGAAACCGAAGAAACAAAACACCTCAGTAACGATCCGCCTGCACCGATATCGCTATCTCGTGGCTTCCAAAAAGCCGGAGCAGACGATTACAGACAGGCTGGACCAGATACTCGCTAACTCGGAAAACCAATTGCGCAAACGACTTAAAGCGCAATCCGAAAACGTGTTGACTAAGGAATCCTAGTCGTTGCAATACCTCTGTCCGAGATTTCTCGTGCGGAGGTGCAGGCGATGGGCTGGGTTATCACGCTGGTGCAGGTCGGCCTCGCTATCTGGCGGGCCACGAACGGTTTCAAGTCCTACACGGGCGCGGCCCTGATTGCGGCTGGCAGCGTCGGCTACTACGCCACTTGCCCACGAATCGTAAACGCGGACGGATTCGCGTTGCCGGTCTGGATGACGCCTGACCTGTGGGTGATGCTGCTGGGCCTCGGTGGCTCGCTTGCTGTTGCTGGGCTTCGGTCGGCTATCGAAAGTTTCCGCCGTCAACTGACGCCCGAAGCGTTTCAGTTGCTGGTCGATATCGTGCGGAAGGCTTTCGAGCCGTACCAGACGCCGGTTGTTCCACCGGTGCCGGACGTGTTCCCGCAAGCTCGATACGAAGGCAAGCTGTTTCCGGTTTCGGATGAACTGCTGGGCGTGCCGAAATCGACCGAGGACGACTCGGGCATCGTCGATTTACCAGCAGTTACCAGACTCTTGCTGGTGTTTTTGTCCATCGCCGGTGTTGCCTCTGCCGAACCGCCCAAGGCCGTCATCCAAGGTGCAGACCCGTCAGCCGCTGGTGAAATCTGCGTGTTTGACGCGACTGGCTCCGAGAACGAGCCAACGCATTACTCGTGGGACATTCAGCCCGAGGTCAAAGGCCGTCGCCAACTGCTGGAGATCGAGGGAAAAAAGCGGGTTGTCATCGCCACCTTTCCGGGGCGATACCTACTCACGTTGACGGTCAGCAACCCTGACGGTCACTCGATGGCCCATAAAGAGATCGTGATTCCCGGTTCCGCGCCGCAACCTGCGCCCGGCCCTCAACCCTCTCCTCCCGCTCCGGTGCCGACACCGACGCCGCCGTCGCCTGCACCGACGCCCACGCCGGGACCACCGGCACCGGAGCCTCTTCCCACGCCGCCCGGCCCGCCCGAGTCGCGGTTCAACCTCGTGCGAGATATCGCCGAGTGGTCAAAGGCTGTGCCGAAGGCGGAACGCGAGTCTTACGCGCTGATCTGCGATGCGATGGCCGCTGAGATCGTGGCAACGCCTGCCAACTTCTCTGGGGCGAATGTCAACGAGATGGCCCGCAAGATCGCTGCCGCGTTTCTGGCCAAAGTCGGCACGCCTCGCCTCGGATTGGTGCCGGTCGTGCTGAAGCTGAACGCCCGGCTGCGTGAATTGTCGCCGCAACTCAAGACGCTTGACGACTGGGCCGGGCTGTTCCGCGAAGTGGCTGCTGGTCTGCGGTGGGAGGCGGCCTAATGCGCGTCGAACATACCGAGCATTGCACGCTGTACTGCGGCGACTGTCTGGACGTGCTGCCGACGCTGGGCAAGGTCGATGCCGTCGTGACCGATCCGCCATATGGGATTGCGTACAAGAAAGGGACAGGCGGAAAGAAAGGCGGGTACTGCGGCGTCAAGTTCGAGGCAGGTGAGCAGCGAAACATTGAAGCGATTGCGGGCGACGATCAGCCTTTCGACCCCGCTCCGTTCCTATCTCTGTGCGATAACGTCCCGATGTGGGGTGCCGATCACTTCTCCCAGCGTCTGCCGCATGGTCGCTTTCTGGCTTGGAATAAGCTGGGCGACAAAGAGCCGTGGGATAGCTTTTCTGATGTTGAGTTTGCATGGCATTCCCGCCGGGGCGCTTCTCGCATTTTCTCCTACGTCTGGAAGGGTATGTGTCAAGGCGCGGGCGAGGACAAAGGCGACACGAGAAACCACCCGACGCAAAAGCCTGTCTGCCTGATGCGTTGGTGCCTTGAGCAAGTCGGTAGCACGCCGGGCGACCTGATCCTCGATCCATTCATGGGCAGCGGAACAACCGGCGTAGCCTGCATCCGCACCGGACGCCGCTTCATCGGCATCGAGAAGGAACCGAAATACTTTGAGATCGCCCTGAAGCGAATCCGCGAAGCCGAATGCCTCGCCAAGTGCGACCTGTTCAAAGAGCCTACACCGGCCCCTAAGCAGTTGGAGCTTGTGTAAATGTCTCGTCGCCAATGGTCAATCCTGAAATGGGGCGCGCCGTTCTTCGTCGGCGTCATCGCTGCCGGTCTGGCTGTGTGGCTGACTACGCCGCCGAGCGTCACGCCCGAGGATCACAGATACGGGCTGGTGTCGAACCACGCGGAGATCGCCGCGCCGGCTGTCGCTGCGTCTACGCCGTTCCAGATCGTTCGCCCCGATGGCGTGCCGGTCTATCAGGACAACTCGCGGGCCGTGGT